CTAAGTGGTGGAATACATGGTGTGCTAACACAGACATGGTGCAACGTCGAAGTATCACAGCCAGCTTTCATGCAGAGTTTGCCAAGGAGCAGGAGTTTGGAGACAAGTGTCTGCAATTAATCTACGAGCGGGTGCATGTCACAATAAATCAAGTCATGGTGCCCGATCAATTTTGGTCTCTGTATGAACGCTGCCAACGATTTCATGCTCGCGGAATTAATGTAACACTGAAACCTCAGAGTGATCCCACAGCCAGTGGCATTGTAGATGGATATACCGACGAAATGATACATCTCATGCAGACAGGATTTCCACAGCAGTCGATAGACGGAGAACTTTATCAAATCGCATTATACGATGACACCGGCACAGAATATCTGTTTGATCAAGCAGAACGATTCAATGCATTTGGGTTTAATAAATTTCAAGAATGGAGTTGCAATAGTGGGTATCAAAGTGTTATAATAAGAAGTAACGAAGTGAAACGATCTTATAGCTGTCACGATCAACCCTTGGGAACATTGACTCAGGGATTTAAATTGTTTAGCAGTCCACAAAATTGCGAGACTGCCAATTGTGTGAGTTCAGCAGATTCTAAGATTCCAAAATGGAAAAATATACATTTCGCAGAGAACCATGAAAAGAATAAATCTATCCAATGATACTTTTGTAGACATACCAGATGGGCCTATCGGCATCAGCTGCTCTGGTGGGGTGGATAGTTCTCTGTTGCTGTATATTCTTATGGCAAATTGCACAGACATTATACATATTTTTACTCTTTCAAACGATCGCAAGGGAAGGGCTAATGCAGTTATAGTTCCTAAAGTCATTGAACGGTGTATTCAACTCACTGGTAATTTAAATGTTATACAGCATTCGTATTATGCAGCAGATCAAATAGAAAATACCTTGTTTGATGTTCCACATGAGTATCTAAAAAATAAAACTATCAGTTGTATCTTTTTTGCGATCACCGCTAATCCTCCCGCTGATGTTGTTTTCGCAGCACAGGGTTCAGAACAGAGTAATAGAGATCCGTTGACAATTAAAAAAGAAATCGAATACGACGGGTTTCTGTATCAACCGTTTGTAAACAAAGATAAAAAAACAATTGCAGATATTTACAGACAATTAAATTTAATGGAAACTCTGTTTCCTGTAACACGTAGCTGCGAACAAATAGGGAAACTAGAGTACTACGACCATTGTGGCAAATGTTGGTGGTGTGAAGAAAGACAATGGGGGTTTGGTCGTGTCTGATAAAGTTAAAAAATTTATTGAAATAGTAGAAAAGAAAACAGGTACCTCTACCTTTTGTGTCTTGCCATGGATACATGTGGCCACACGTCCCAATGGTGATGCAAGATTGTGCTGCGGGTCTAATGCCAGCCAGGCCACTAACGGTGTTATGGATGCAGGGTTAGTGAAAAAAGAAGATGGTATTCCAGCAAACTTTGGTAAAGAGACTCTACAGAGTGCATGGAATAACAAGTATATGCGAACAGTTAGAACTACCATGTTGGATGGTAACATACCGTCAAGCTGTTCTAAGTGTTTCGAAGAAGAAGCACAAGGCATTGTTAGCAAACGTGTGTGGGAAACATACTACTGGCATGAAGAAGGCACTGACCTTGCACAGTTAGTCAGAGATACAGACACCAACGGTGTGGTTCCGCCGATGATACGATACCTCGATCTACGACTTGGCCATAACTGCAACTTAAAATGTGTGATGTGTACTCCACACGACAGCAGCAGATGGACACAGGACTACGACAAACTGATCAATAAAACTCGCAGTCCTATTATTCTACAGCAGATCAATTGGGACAAAGACACATTCGATAACCAATGGTATGAAAAGCCAGAGCTTTGGGAAGAGATTTTTCAACAGATACCCAACATTCAACAATTATATTTTGCAGGCGGTGAGCCGTTGATGATCAAAGAGCATAGAAAGTTCTTAGAAGAGATCATTCGCAGAGGCCATGCCAGTAATATCACAGTTCGATACAATTCAAACGGAGTATTGGTTGATGATGAAATCATCGAAATATGGTCTAAGTTCCGAGAAGTTAGATTTGCTTTCAGTATAGATGCTGTAGGCGATCGTAATCATTACATTCGATATCCTGTGAGTTGGGCCGAGACTGAAGCAGCGTTGGAAAAACTTGACAACACTCCAGACAACATCAAGGTAGGCATTGCCTGTGCTGTGCAAATTTTCAATATCAAACATATTATAGATTTTGCCAAATGGAAAATACAGAAAAACTTTAAGAAAATAAACTTCTTTGAAGTATTTGACATCCAAGCTGGTGGGGGTCTACTAAACATGCATATGCTTTATATTCCTACCTTTCTTTCAGCACGTATTCTTTCCAAAGAAGATAAGATACAGTTGAGAAAAGATTTTGAAGAATTTAAACAATGGCTGTGGGACAACTATAGACAGGATGACGATTTCTGGAAACACAACCCCAATGGGTGGAATCGCTGGGAAAGTATTTTAAAATTTGTAGAAGCAGAAGATCACACACACCTGTTGCCAGATTTCAAGGAATATGTTGATAGTCTGGACAGTATAAGGCAAACAAATGCCAGCGAAGTATTCCCAGAACTGGCTCACTTATTATGATGATTGATACAGAACACTTACATTACTGGATGCAGGCCATTAGACAAAGTGATGATCCTATGAGGACCATGGATGCCTTTTGGTCGGGACAACTTAACAGCAAAGAGTGGTTAATTACAAATCTACGTAAGAATGTCAACAAGTTTGTCAGCATAGACATCCACGGCGGGTGGGTTGGAGTATTAGCCAGTATGTTATTCCAAAGCGATATCTATGTTAAAAATATTCGTAGTATTGATATCGACCCTACATGCGAACCTATTGCTACAATGATGAACAAGAAAGAAGAGATAGCAGGTAAGTTTCGTGCAGTGACCGCAGATATGTGTGCTATTCGCAGTGATGCCGATGTTGTTATTAATACCAGCTGCGAGCATATAACACAGGACCAATACGATCTTTGGTTAAGTGGAATGCCGTATAACACATTGTTGGTGCTGCAAAGCAACAATTATAATATTCCAGAACATGTGAGAATCGCAAACGATCTCGACGAGTTTAAAACACAGTCTAAAATTAATGTGGTATGGGCAGGCGAATTAGAATTACCTTTATACAAAAGATTTATGATTATAGGACGTAATGTTTAAGTTTAACGAATTAAAAACAGTTCATTTAGAGATCAGCACACGCTGTCAAGCAGCCTGTCCTATGTGTCCTCGCAACTATAAAGGCGGATTAGAAAATCCCAACTTGAAGATAGCCGATTGGACCTATGATGAATTCGTGCAGATTTTTGACAAAGAAACATTGGCACAATTAGAAGGAGTTTACTTCTGTGGTAACTTCGGAGATCCTATGATGAATAACGATCTCATTCCAATGTGCCAGTATCTCAAGGATCATGCTCCTCATATTGATTTAAGAATTCACACCAACGGCGGCGCAAGAAGTGCGATTTGGTGGAATGATTTATATTCCGCGATGCCGGAAAAACATGTTGTGGTATTTGCTCTTGACGGATTAGAAGATACACATCACTTGTATCGAGTAGGTACCATGTATGAACGTGTGGTACACAACGCCAAATTATTCATTGATGCCGGTGGCATAGCAGAATGGGTGTTTATTAAATTCAAACACAACGAGCATCAAGTAGAGGAAGCAGAATCAAGATCAAAACGATTAGGGTTTCAGCGATTCACGGTTAAGAATACCATTAGATTTATCGGAGAATTAAAATTTGCTGTACTGGATAAAGAAGGAGACACACTCTATTATTTAGAGCCACCAACAGCTAATCAAGTAACACTTATAGATGCAGAAACCATTAAGAACTTTAAAAAATGGTATTCCGAAACTTCGGTTGATTGTTATGCATTGTCTAAAAAAGAAATCTATATAGACGCACACAAGAATGTATTTCCCTGCTGCTTTCTTGCATCAGCACCTTATAATCACAGTGGCTCTCAAAGTATTGTAGCTGATATTAAAAAACAGATCTTAGATCAATATTATGAACTTGTAACTGATCTAGGTGGCATTGAAAGTTTAAATGCAGCAGATCGAGGCATCAGGGATATTATCAACGACGATCGATGGCAACAGGTATGGGAGCCCTATTGGACTGATAAAAAATTAATAACCTGTGCTAGAGTCTGCGGAGTAAATGATCTTTCCAAACCCAACGATCAGTTCGTTACGAGGGTTACTAATTGAACAAGATCTTTGCTATTACTCCCGTTAACCAAGATCCTTTTATTGTAACTTGGGATTTAGGTAGAAGGTGCAATTACGATTGCAGTTATTGTCCTGCTCATAGACACGACAATTTTAGTTCACACGCCAGTTTAGAACAATTAAAAGCTACAACAACTTTTTTGTTTGATTACATTCTGTTGGTGTCGCAGCATAGAAAAAACAAAGATTTTCATGTGAGTTTCACTGGCGGTGAACCCACAGTTAATCCCGTATTCATTGATTTTGCAAAATACATTCGCAAAGAGTATGATGACACATACAAGAATACGTTTAATCTCAAGCTCAGTCTAACCACTAACGGAGCCATGAGCGAAAAAACAGCACAGGCTGTGATTGAAAATTTTGACTATGTAACAGTTAGCTATCATGCAGAAGCCAAAGACTCAGTTAAGGCCAGTGTTATTGATCGAATTAATTTTTTCAACAGCAGCGAAATTGCGGTCAAGGTAAATGTAATGTTTCATGCAGACTACTTTGATGAATGTAAGACAGTCTGTGAAAGATTATCAGCATGGAATATAAAGTTTATCCCTCGACTGATAGGTGACGACCCCGACAGTAAATCCAGTCAAGCACACTTATACACAGACGATCATAAACAATGGTTAAAACAAAACTGGAATATCGATATCACACCCACTTCCAGACCGTGTTGTGGCGGTAGAGAGTTCGGAGTGTGTAGCACAGCCGGTCAAGAAACAGCGAAAGCAGTTGTAGATAGACAATTCAAGGACTGGCACTGTTCGGTAAACTGGTATTTTTTACACATAGAACAACAAACAGGATTAGTCTATCATCATCAGACCTGTCAAGCCACACTTGAAAGTAAGCGAGGTAGTATAGGAACATTGATGGAATCAGATACTATTGTTGAAACTTTACGCAATCACTTGATCAATAAAACAATGCCTGTGATAACATGTCCTAACAATCTCTGCGGCTGTGGCTTATGCACTCCAAAAAGTTCTGATAGGGAAAAACTAATGTCGTCTATGGACGATGTGTTAATCAGCACAGAGATTTTTCACAATGTCTGATACGCTGTGTGCATATCCATGGGCCGGTTCAGCAGTACGCCCGGATGGTACTATTTTGCCCTGTTGCAAATTTATACACAACAAAGAATTTGGCAGTATCACAGACCAAGATCCTAGAAACTCCAGTGCATGGACTGAGTTACGCCAGCAGATGTTAGTAGGAAATAAAATTGATAATTGTAAAACTTGTTACAGGGATGAAGCCAGTGGAGTTGAAAGTCTTAGACAACAGAGTTTAAAATTTTATCAACCAACTGATATTGAGCCGCAGCCTCTCAAACAATTAGAAGTCAGCTTTGATAACTTATGCAATCTTGCCTGTGTGATGTGTTCTGAAGAATTTAGTACCAAATGGCAGACAGAAAAATTCACACATAGAAATCTCGTAGCGAAAGGTATCACAGCTCATGGATTTGATTATACTTCTTGGGACTTAACCGAGGTCACACATCTTAAGATAATAGGTGGTGAACCAATGATGAGTCAAGAAAAATTTATCAAACTTCTTAGACAGTTTGATCTAACACAGCTCGAAGTTGCAGTGACCACAAACGGTACAATTTTACCAAATACAGATCTTAAGACTCTGTTAGAACGCTGTAAACGTGTATCTTATAAAGTCAGTCTTGACGGTGTAGGAGATGTTAATGATTGGATTAGATGGCCGAGTAAATTTTCTATCATAGAAAATAACGTCAACACCTTAGAACAATGGTGGGCAGATACTGCAATTAATTTGCAATTCCACACTGTGATTGGAATATACAATATCAATCATTTACAAAGTTTAGTGGATTTTGTATTGAATAAACCGCAGTGGAGTATTACATGGAACTGGGTAACTACTCCTGCATGGCAATCGATATCTGTATTAATTGACAAAGAAAATCTGAGAATTCAACTGCAAGAATTAGGATCGAAATATGATCTTGATCCTAACCCTTTCTATATCAGCATTGACAGACTGTATGACATTCCCCGATCAGATTGGGCTACTGCTGTAAAAGAAACCAATCAACTAATTTCAGAAAGAAATATAGTTCCTAAAAATTTTAGTGCAGATTAACCCAAGCAGCACTGTCGTATACCTGTACTTTATTTGTGGCTGCAGGAGAAGTTCCTGCTGTCATAAAAATCATCATTCCGGTAGTTGGAGTTGGTACTAAAGCAGTGCGAGCAGTGTCATCAGCTACTACGGGAAGTTTCGGAGGTAACTGAAAATCCGTCGAAGTCGGTCTAAATTTTATAGTAGTCGTAGTGTTTACTATGAAATCCATTCTCGCAGGCGGAGGATTTCCGGGGGTTACTACGCCGTCCACTTCAACACGCATAGCAACCATTCGCTGAAATTGTGTACCATCGTATGCAGTGTACGAAACTGCCCCAACTAAATCTCCGTTTTGAACTATTGTTTGAGAAACGATCGAACCTCTTGATTTCTGAATAAGTATCGATGGTCCGTAAGTAGCTGAATTAATAAAAGCAGCTACGTTTACAGTAGGATTTAGTGGATTAGTACCATCATGACTGCTAATAAAGCTGGTACCTGCATCAGTTAGAAAGAGAGCATCACCGGTTATTGCAGATGCACCAGACAGCGCGATGCCGGTAAGAGCAGCTGTTTTTGCGGTGTTGTCGATAATAACTGAAGTGTCTGTCGCTAAAACATTACCTGTAACATTGGCAAATACCGGCGCTACAATACGTCCATCAACGCCATCTACCAACAGGGTAGAAGAATCTGAAAATACGCTACCAGTGACATCTCCATCTAATCGTCCTACAAAGGATTTATCAATAGCATTAACAAGTAAGCTGGAATCGTCTGCAAAGATTGATCCAGTTACGTCGCCGTCGACATTACCGGTTAAGTTTCCAGTGACGTTTCCAGTAACATTACCAGTAATATTGCCAGTAACGTTGCCAGTTAAGTTTCCAAAAAATCCATTAGAGGCATATATTTTTTCGTCAATGGTATCTATCATGACTGATGAATCATCAGCAAAAATAGAACCCTGTAATGCTGACGCATTAATTACACCGTTGTAGTTCGATAAATCCACAGATGCAGACAAACTTGCAGTTGCATCGTTGTATGTAAAGGTTATTCCTGAATGTACTCCATTGCTGAACAGAGTAGCCGACGCATCCTGAGCATCTTCGTTGGTGTATCCGGTAATTTGTATCCCGCCAAGAGTACTACCGTTGCCGATATATAATCTCTCAGCTCCTGCTGTCGTAACAAACAGCAGCTCACCTTGTGCAAGCGGCTGGGTCATTGCTAATCTTTCTGCATCAGTGCCTCTGCGAATCTGTAAGGGCATATTTAACTCCTGGGTGTCATTGACTTCATAGTATATTTATACCTACTTACACAAACTGCTTTCAAGCAAATTTACGAGTAGGTGGGAAAAGTGCGTATATTTTAGTTGGCGTCAGCAAATTTCTGCAATAACGACTTGTATTCCTGTATCATTTCGGATTTTTTTAAATTGTATTTGGACCAATCGACATCTCGCCACCTTAATTTTTGTATGGAGTCTGCATCATCCAGCTGATAACTCAGCATTAAAAAGAGAGCCCACGAATTAACTGTACCGATACCTAAAGATGCATCAGTGAATCGTTGTGCAGTTTTCTCAGCAAATTTGCGATCCATAATTGGGCTTTTCCAGTACCCGATTTCATCACTTAACTCGTACCCGTATTTTGCATAGTTTTTATCGATGTCACTCAAATAAAAGTTACTAGGGGTAATGGCCAGCGGCATCCAGATAGAATTAATACCCGAATTTATGAACCAATTAAAGCTGTCTTCGAGCTGATCTGGAGTTTCGTAAGGCAACCCTACTATAAGTGAACAAATTACTGAAATCTCTTGGTTCCATAGATCATAATATAATCTTGGTAGAAATTCTTTTATTTTGTTCTCAGCTAGGCCTTTGCCTATGAACTTGGCTGTACGAGGGTTCATGCTTTCAATGCCAAACGCAGCAGACTTTAGTCCCATTTCTTTCAGCAGCGTGATTTGCTCTGGATGAGCATATAGTAGATCCAGTCTTAGATATGCTACAAATTGTATACGAAAGGGCAGAGTTGTAAAAACTTCATGCAGTAATTCTAATTTATAAGTAGAATCGTTAAAGGTGTCATCACTGAACATATAGTTAGTGGTACCAAACTGTTCATAATTACTAATCAATTCTTCTCTAATTAACTGTGGATCTCTGATATAATCGAATTTCTTTTTACCGTTTAACGGGTACGAGCAAAATTTACAATTAAAAATACACCCTCTGCTGATTTCAATGGGCAGCGTTTCCCTTGGTAAAATACAATCTCTAGCATCCCAGATGTGTCTCATAGTTGATACTTCGAGTAGCTGTTGATCTCCGTTGATAATTTCTTTATCATGCAATTTTGGATATATCTTTTTAGGACCGTGCCTTAATCCATTGAGATAATCTAACACAACTACTTCGCCGTAGCCTGTTACTATTACATCGAATATATCATCGTCTTTATACCAATTGATATTTCCGCCACCACCTATGATTTTAATTTTTTTATTTTTTGTTTTATAAAAATTTATAACCTTGCGCAATCTATCAGAAATTGTTCTTAACTTTTTATATGTAGAACTGATCATTTCGTCAGTTTGAGATTTCAAAAAAGTTGTGCTGACACACAATGCCAATGTGTTGCTTCCAGTAAACTTGTCTAATAACATGGATAAATGATCGAAATCAAATTCATCAACAAAATCAATAACCTGAGTTGTATACCCGTGTTGTCTTAAATGGCTGGCTATGCGATATGCACCGATTGCTCGCTGAAATTCATTGCCGGAAATGCCGGTAAGGATGATAACATCAACTGCCATTTTTTAACTTGTTTTTATACAATTGAACTTTTGCAATTGCTTTGCTTTTTATTTCTTCTAATGGAAGATCTTTAAGTGGTGTACTTCGAATATATTTTCTATCATAGCCTAAATTAATTAGAGAATTAGTCACACTCATCTCTAATTCTTGATTAGGAATGGCCTGTGAATTATATCGATGCGCCGCAGCGTTTGCTTCATCCCGGGTCATGATGTCATGCTCCCACGTGGTCTCAGTGACATTTCTATAACCATATTTTTCGTAGTTGGCGTCTATATCGCTTTTCCACCACTTGTTGGGATTGATCCAGAGCGGAGACCAATAGTTGTTTATTCCATGATCCGTTAACCATTGAAACGATTTGTCTGTGCTTGATATAGGTTCAGTCGGCAGGCCTACGATAAAGGTGCATTGGAAAGAAACTTCATCTTTCCAATATTCATTTTTAAGTTTTAGGATTAGATCTTTTACCTTATTAGGGTGCAGAGATTTACTAACAAATTTAGCTGTTTTTGCATCAAAGGTTTCAATTCCCATGAAGGCATAAGACAGCCCCATTTCTTTAAGTAGAAGAATTTGCTCTGGGTGAGCATGCATAAGGTCTAATCTTAAATATGTAGAAAAATTAATTTTAAATGGAAGATCCCTAACAACATTATATAATCCTTCGAGTTTATATGTTGTGTCGTTGAAGGTGTCGTCTCCGAACATGTAATCTACAGTGCCGAACCGTTCGTAATTGCTGATTAATTCTTCTTTGATTAATTCTGGATCTCTAAGATAGTCTAAGTGTTTTTTGCCGTTGTACGGGTAATTACAAAATTTACATTTAAAAATACAACCTCTGCTGATTTCTATAGGCAATACCTCTCCTTGAAATATGTGATCATTATCAGCCCATTCATATTTCAATGTTCGAACATCAAACGGATATAATTCTCCATCTATAATATCAGTGCCATTCTTTGTTGGCCATAACCGTTTTCTATTTTGACGTAATTCTTTAACATATTCAAGGAATGCATTTTCACTGTAATTGTGGAATACAGCTGAAAAGAGACCATCGAACTGATATTTCCTAGAATTGCCTCCTCCTAAGATATATTCGATTGTTGGATGTTTTTCTTTAATATTTTTTATAGTGTCGACGATGTTATCTGTAAGAAACGAGAGCTGAGTTCTACCGGTGTTGACACCTTCAATCATTTGACCTTCATAGAAAGTAGAACTCACCCCTATCGCTAATGTATTCTCACCTATAAATTGTTCAGTTATTTCAACTAATTCTTCACAGGTGAAATAGTCAGTGAAATCTATAATCTGTACAGAAATACCATGACTTCTTAGATGACCTGCTAATTGATATGCACCGATTGCTCGCTGGCAAGGAAAGTCTGCAACATTGGTGTAGATGATGATATCGTAGGTCATTCTGCTTCACAAATAACTAAATGAATTCTCGGTTCCCAACCACCATTATAAACAAAGTGGTCTTTGGTTGTATCTACTTTATAAAAGTAACCGTCTGCAGGAATATGGTAACATTTTGCAGAAACGTCACTGTCCACGTGTTCGCCAAAGTAGGCATACTTATTAGTGTCTATAGCAAGATGATATCTATAATTAAAATCACGGTGAACGCTTAATCCGGTCTTCGGCATCAGTCGCATGAATCTAATTCTGCCAAACGAGGTGCCCTCGTGTGCTGCAAGTTCTTCTATGATCTGTTTGGTATAAGATGGAGTATCCACATTCCATTCCGTAAAATCACTTTCT